AAAATATTGTTTTTAAAAATACTAACAGCCCTAAAGGAAAACCTGCTTTAGATAGAAAAGGCGCGTTTTCTTTTCAAATAGGTGTAAATGATAATGGTAAAATAAAAGATACAAATTACTACGTTAAAACATCAAAGTCTGAAGTTACAGGCCACTATGGAACTGAAACTAGAAAGGACTCTACTGGATCATCTAACGTAAATGAATTCTTAACTGTTTACTTTTTAGTTAATAAGCCTCAAGCTTCTGCAAAAGATTTTATTAAATTTGTAAAAGGTAAAAAAGGCCCAACGGGAGTTAAAACCGGTGAAGGTGAAGATGTGACTTATGAAATGTTAAGTCAAATGCTTCAAAGAGACCAAACACCAGAAAGAGATATTAATATAGGTGTTAATAATGCAAAAGCCGTTAAGTCAGATCTAGGAGCTAATGCTAAATTAATATCTAGAGTTTATTGGACACCTAGAGCAAAGCCTGAGGGTATTAGTTCAAAGAATCCTTCTGATGTAATTATTAAGTTTAAAGATGGTACATTTACAGGGTATTCTAACAAAATAACTGGTAAAGGCCCAGATGTAACTCCAAAATTCAATACAAATTTATCTGCATTTGCTAGCAAGATCGGCGATGCTAAACAAGATCAAAACATAAAAGATATTGTTGATAAATCTTGGAAAGAAGCGTCTAAAAAAGTAAAAGGACCTAATGCTTCAAAAGCTATTAAAGCATTCGATATAACAAAAGAAAAGCATTCTGAAACTACTAGTAGAGCGGCGTTTGCTAATTTGGCTAGAGCATTTGAAAAAGATGGTTTAGACTTTTATGGAGAGGATTTTTATTATTTATTCAGAAATCAACTAATTAAAAATTTAGGAGCATATTTGTCTGATCCAACTAACTTAGCCTATTTACTTAAAACAATCGGGTTTTATACTTATGGTGAAACAGAATCTGGAACAACAGAAGCACCTTACAAATTACTTATAGGAACAGAGTCTGGATCTACTATAAAAGATATTACATCTGACGAAGAAGCTAAGTTACTTCTTATGAAGTCTAGTCCAAGAAATGTTAAAAATATACAATTTTTGTATCCAGGGTCTGGTCAATCGTTTGCTATAAAATTCTACAGTTCACTAATAAAATCTCCGGTTACTATACCTTTAACTGTTAGAACTAGAGCTAGTGGTGGTTGGGCAGGAAAGTCTCTTTATATCAATACTCCTGGTTTAAAGATTGGAGAAAAATAAATTTTTTTCTTTCAACTTTTTTTTGTATATTTAGCCATAAACTCGAATTATGGCAAGAAAAGATAGCCTGTACCGCACTATAAGAACTATCGAAGGGATAGTATTTCACCTATACGAAGATGATAATGGGGTGATCAAACCCCACTCTACCAAAGGGCCTGCGGTAGAATATCCTAAGTCAGAAGCAAAGTCAGACGAATACTTTATTTTTGGTATCAAATATGATTATGATAAATGGCTAGAATTGTCTAGACCATTCAGACGAGCCTTGACTGTGAATAAGGACGATTTAGTTGAATGATAAATATTTATAAGTAAATGGGCAGATATGACATTTAACTTAGAAAAATATTTAACCGAGAACAATCTCACTATTATTTCCAAGATCCGTGAAGATGTTGGAGACGATGAGACTGGACCATCCAAGGCGGACCTTAAAAAGACCGACAAGGATTTTAGAGACCTTTATAAGAAGAAGGCTCAATACACTGACTTACAAAAGAAAGTAAAAGCGGTGCTATCAAAACATGCTGTAAAAGCACCAGATGGCTCTTTGAAACTAAAAGATGTGGCTGCCTACAAAAAAGAAGTAGGAAACATGCCAGACCAACTTAAACTATTGAAGCAGCAAATTCAACAAATTGAAACACCTGAAACTGATACAGATGAAGAACCAATGGAGTAAAATAGGCTTGATAGCCATTACTGTTATAGCACTATGGTGGGTATTTATCCAAAAAGGATGTTCACCTAAGTTCGATACTAAACCTTATGAACTTAAAATCGACTCTCTAGAGAATAGAATCGATTCTATCAAAGGAGAAAACGATAGTCTAGAAGTTGGTATACAGCTTCTTGAAGAGACTAACACATATCTAACTGATCGTGTTGACGGTCTAAAAGATAAAGTGTCTGTTTTAAAAGATGATCTAAAAGACGCTGAAGTAGCACTTAGCTACAAGCCTACACAAGTAGACAGCTTCTTTATGATGCAGTACCCAGTACAATTTGCTTCTCTAAGTGAAGATACAACTCATCTTCCATTAGAAGTATCTAAGCAAGTTGTTGTAGATATTAAGCAGTTAGACATTAATAAGAACATTGTTAGAGTGCAAGAAGCGACTATTCTAACTCTTGATACACTAGTTGATAATAAAGATCAGATCATTGTTGACCTTCGTAAAAAAGAAGACAACTATATCAAGATCGATCTAGAGAGAGTGGAGCAAGGTAAAAACTACCAAATACAAATTGACGGTTTGAAGAAAGAAGTAAGTAAGCAAAACTGGAAGTTGAAAGTTGGTAAATTTGAAAAGGTTATAATCGGGGTTGCTGGCTTAGCTGCTGGTATACTCATAAAATAAGATATGTCTGAACAACAGAGCATAAAAGATAAGATTAAAGAAGAGTTTGTAAAGTGTGCAACAGATTCAGCATACTTCATGAAGAAGTATTACATGATTCAACACCCTTTAAAAAGTAGACAGTTCTTTGATCTTTATCCTTTTCAAGAAAAAGTTTTAAAACTGTTTCAAAAGCATGATTATTCTATAATTAATAAGTCAAGACAGTTGGGTATGTCTACTCTTGTGTCTGCTTATGCATTATGGTTGATGCTGTTTCATAAAGATAAAAACATTCTTGTTATTGCAACTAAGCAAGATACGGCTAAGAACATGGTAACAAAAGTAAGGTTTGCTTATCAAAACTTGCCAACTTGGTTGAAGATAGGAACGTCAGAAGATAATAGACTTAGCTTAAAACTAGCCAATGGCTCACAAATAAAAGCTGTTTCTGCAGCCGGTGATTCTGGTCGTTCTGAAGCTGTATCTTTATTGGTTATAGATGAGGCTGGATTTATTGATAATATTGAAACGATATTTACAGCCGCGCAACAAACACTTGCAACAGGTGGTGGTTGTATAGCTTTATCTACTCCTAATGGTGTAGGTAATTGGTTTCATAAAACATATATTGCAGCACAAGAGCAACATAATAGATTTTTACCTATATCTCTTCCTTGGTCAGTACATCCAGAACGTGATCAACTATGGCGTGATGAACAAGATAAAATATTAGGAAAAAGAAATGCTGCTCAAGAATGTGATTGCGACTTTGCTACCTCTGGCAATACAGTAATTGATCCAGAGATACTAAGTTGGTATGAAGAAAATATGTTAACAGAGCCAATTGAAAGAAGAGGTATTGATAAATCATTATGGATATGGGAATATCCAGATCCTATGAAGTATTATGCAGTTGTAGCTGATGTGGCTAGAGGCGATGGTAATGACTGTTCTGCATTTCATGTCATAGATATTGAGACTGTAACACAGGTTGCTGAATATAAATCACAAGTTGATACAAGAGAGTATGCAAACATACTACTTAGTATCGCTTCAGAGTATAACACGGCTTTACTAGTGGTAGAAAATGCAACCATTGGTTGGGACGTAATTCAGTCTATATTAGAAAGAGGTTACACAAACATCCACTATAGTTATAAACAAGACCAAAACATGGACTTTACTAAATATGTGGATAGGTTTAATACACAGACTGGACTTGTGCCTGGATTCTCGATGACCGAGAAGACAAGACCTCTAGCTGTAGATAAGATGAGAGATTTCTTAGAGAATAAAGTAGCTACTATTAGATCCATTAGGCTACTTGAAGAACTAAGAGTGTTTATTTGGAAAAATGGCAAAGCACAAGCGATGCAAAGTTATAATGATGATTTAGTCATGAGTTTTGCTATTGGAACTTATCTAAGAGAAACAAGCCTTAGATATAAAAAGACAGCAGAAAACTTGACTTACGCAGCGTTAAATAGCTTTACTAAAACACAAGACAATAGTATTGCTTATAATGCAAACAATCAGTATAATCAAAACCCATGGAGTATGAACATTCCTACTCCTCAAGGTGGAGAAACACAAGATTTAACTTGGTTAATATAATATAAAATGGCAGAACAACAAAAACAAAATAACCTCTTTTCTACTTTAAGACGTTTGTTTTCTACAGATGTTATTATTCGTAATGAAGGCGGAGACATGTTAAAAGTAATCGACACCGATACTATACAAAGATCAGGTGTTATTCAAACAAATTCATTAATTGATAGATTCAATAAGGTTTATACAACATCAACTGCGTATGGTGTTAACCTAAACTTAGCGCAAAACTATCAATCAGCAAGGGTGCAAATCTATGCTGACTACGATGCTATGGATACAGATGCTATCTGTTGTTCAGCTTTAGATATTGTATGTGATGAATGTACACTTAAAAATGAGCAAGGTGAAGTACTTCAAATTAGATCGAGTGACGAGAACATTCAAAAGCTCCTCTACAACCTTTTTTATTCTGTACTTAATATTGAATTTAATCTGTGGAGTTGGGTTCGTAATATGGCTAAATACGGTGACTTTTACCTCAAATTGGAAATAGCAGAAAAGTATGGTGTGTACAATGTAATTCCATTTTCAGCCTATAATATTATTCGTGAAGAAGGATATAACCCACAAAATCCACAAGAGGTAAGGTTTAAATATGATCCTAATGCAACACTAGCATCATCTACTGGTTATAGTCGTCAACAGAATAATGATACTGGTGTTTGGTTTGATAACTTTGAGATGGCGCACTTTCGTTTGACAGGTGATGTTAACTATCTTCCTTACGGTAGATCTTATCTTGAGCCAGCACGTAAGTTGTTTAAGCAGTATGTGCTTATTGAAGACGCTATGTTGATTCACCGTATTGTTCGTGCTCCTGAACGTCGTATATTCTACGTAAACGTAGGTGCAATTCCTCCAGGAGAAGTTGACAACTATATGCAGCGTATGATCAATAAGATGAAGAAGACACCACTTATCGATCCTAACACAGGTAACTATAACTTGAAATATAATCAGCAAAACCTGTTAGAGGACTTTTTTATACCAGTACGTGGAAATGATACATCTACAAAGATAGATACTGCAAAAGGCCTTGATTATAATGGTATTGAAGACGTTGCATACTTCCGTGAGAAGTTGTTTGCGGCACTTAAAATACCTAAAGCTTTTATGGGTTATGAAAAAGATTTGTCTGGTAAAGCAACACTTGCTGCAGAAGACATTCGTTTTGCTAGAACTATCGAAAGGCTACAACGCATCATAATTAGTGAGTTGACTAAAATTGCACTTGTGCATTTATATTCTCATGGATATACAAACGAGAACGCAGCTAACTTTACACTGTCACTAACTAACCCATCTATTATTTACGACCAAGAAAGGATCGCTCTATTCAAAGAGAAGATCGACCTTGCTAAACAAGCTATGGAAGGATCTTTACTTCCTCGTGACTTTATCTATGACAAAATCTTCCACTTCTCAGAAGACCAATATGCTGAGTTAGAAGACATGATCATCGAAGACAAGAGACGCGAATTTAGATATGCCCAGATCCAAGAAGAAGGAAATGACCCTGCAGAATCTGGACAAGCCTACG